ACGATCGATTTCAAGAGCAATTTGCTCCGAAAGGATCGAGGTAAGCTCAACTTCAGCATCGAGGTTGTGGTAAGCATTGAGGTCTTGACCCAATTCCGGAGTCCACTTGGCCTTGAGCTTCTTGGTGATCGCCGTGACGGACACGGAATCAACCTTGAGGTCAATTTCAGGGATTCCAGGGTTATTTTCAAGTCCCCAGGAAGTGGTACCAACAACGGCACCAATTGCGTTTGCATTACCTGCAGCGGGTGTACCAGCGAAGTCGTCCGTGATCGGGAACGAGTAGTTCAGACCAGCTGCAACATTCATAGCTCCCGATACCGCGGCGCCATTCGCAGCAGTCTCAGAGAGACCAACAACATAAATAGCGCGGTCGGCTGCAGTACCAGAGAGTGCCGAAAGGCGACGAGCTTGACGGATTCCGGAAGCATATTTGCCCGGGCCGCCAAGAAAGGCTGTACCAGAAACAGTAAGAGCTACGAGGTCGTCAAAGTTAAATTGACCTTCATCTCCGGTTGTGGTGAGGGACAGCCTTGCAATTGCAAAAGATGTTCCCGTACCGGCAGCACCGGAAACAAGACCGGGATCAAATTGCAAAATTTGATTCATTTCGCTAACCGTGAGTGTCGAAGTATCGCCAGCATCAAGAACAGCTGTGGATCCACCCCAAGTTCCCGATGCGAGAACCAATGGGTTAACCTTGGCTGCTGTGGTTGTTGTAGAGCCAGTCGGGGACGAGTAGCCGTTGTTCAGGTTGTAGAAACCCAGCGAAGCGTTGGCTTTGGTTAGGTCAACACCGCCTGTGATTTCCTGACCAACTGCGCCTCCACCGTAAAGTGAAGTTGCGTTGCGCTCAGCGAGACGCCCGGCGGCTCCAGGGCCGAATGTGAAGTCCATGAAGAAAATGAGTCCCGAGGGGAGGCTCATAGGTTGAACACTCACGAGATCATTTGCAATCAATCCACCGAAAACTCGACGAACGATTGGGAATGCAACAGCGGCGAATCCTTCGACGTCGCCGGCTGCCATTGTGGAAGCCTCTCTAAGAAGCTCCTTGGCTTGGTTTTCGAGAAGACGAGACATATTTTGCTTCGATCCTTCGTTTCCAAGACCTTCTAGAAGTCCGGTTTTGCCCCACTTATCAAGCAGTGCAGCGCCTTCTTTCTTCATATCGCGCTTAACGATACCTTCTGTTAATTTTTGAAGTATAGACATTGTTTTTCTCCTCCTTTATATATAATGAAATTAAGATCTATTCTTTAATTCCGGCAAGAGCTTTCATTCTTACCGCAAAGGGGTCTACCCTTTTTTCCTCTTTACGAGGCATAAAGGCTGAAGAGCGTTTGGTCACAACTTCGTTCAGTGATTTTGGCTTGCGCTTAAAAGCGTTGGCTCCCACTGCACTTTGAAGAGTTTCATATATAATTTTTGCTTCTTCAACTGTTTTTGCATCCATAATAGTCTCGACAATTCTATCTTTTTGTCGCTCATTCAACGAGTCGCTATTTAGAACACGATTCTGATATAACAACTTGGCGTTTGCCAGGTTGGTTTCATTAAGCTTCTCTTGAAGCTTGTTAATGACTGTGCCATATTTTTCCAGTTTCCCTTCTAACAATTGGACTTTTTTGCCAAGAGCTTTTTGCTCTGTAATAAGAGTCTTGTTTTTCTTTTGTAGACTCTTGCCTTCTTGTTGAAGGGCTTTTCGTTCTTTCATTTCATACGCAGCATATGCTTCGTACATTTCTTCAGGCGCGTCTTCCTCTACGAGGTGCGAGCCGGCCGGCGCTTCATCTCCTTTTTCATGACCATAGGAAGTGCCGTGGCCGCCCTCTAGCCCATCGTTTTTATCTGCACCTTCGTACATCTCGTCGTCACCTTCATAGAGGTCTTCAGCTTCTTCATAGAGTTCGCTATCAGCTTCCTCCATGAGAATGTCTTTAATCATTTTGACAAGCTCAGGCTCATTCTTTTCGAGATAATCTCTAGTGTCATGGTCGCCTTCGTCGCCGCGGCGGGATCCGTCATCATGAGTACCGGGGTCTGTTTTAGAGTCTTCGCCCTTTTTCCAAGTATAATCTTGTTCGCCTGGGTGGGTTTTCGATTCATCGCCTGCACGCATTCCGCCGTCGACGTAATCGCGGTCTTCGGGGTCTTTTTTATCTTTCCCCTTATCGCCTTCCGAGGCGCCAGTGTCTTTTGCGCCCGTCTCTTCGAGCATTTCGTCTTCGTACATTTCTTCTAGCATTTCTGCATCTTCTAGTTCATATTCTTCTTCCAAATGTTTTGGATCCATCTCATCTTCCTCCAGTTGATGTCTGATTGTTTCCTCAAGCCTGTCAAGGTCGATGCTGACGAACTTGTTATTACCTGTCGTGGAAGCATAAGGAAGCTGGTCCACGACAAATTTACCGTTTTGTTTAGTATTTTTTGGCGCCTCAACATCGATTGCCGGTGCGGCAGGTGCCATGTCTGCACCTCCCAGGTCACCCAAACCTCCAAGGTCGCCAAGACCAAGGTCCTCTTCTTGCTCCAAGATCATATCGACAGCCTTCTTGATGTCTTTTGAAAAGTGTTCTACGATCTTTTCTTCTGCGCTTTGGCGCGCTGCTTCTTTTAGTGATTCTGCATCAACGATTGCTTGTTCTAACATGTTGGACATAGTTCGCTCCTTCAAAAACGGTTTTCCATCAATAATTAGTAAACCATAAGAGTAAAAGCCGTTTTTTTTAGTCAGTTAGACCAGAGCCTGTAAGGTGATACATATGCTCATGACCTATGCCAGTTAAAGAGGCATAAAGCTTGAAGCCACTAGTTGCGGCGCGCCCATGTACATATATCTCTTTACACTTGACATCGAATGTGTAATTCGTTCCGTCTCCAGAGAGTTGGAGGTAGTGGTTACCCCCATTGACGTTACCTGCAGATGCAGAATTAAAAGCGACTCCAATAATTGGATTGGTACCAGAGGCGAAAACAGTTACAGTTTTAGTCACAAAAGGAAAAGTTACTCTAACCTCGGCGCCGGCGCCTACTGTCGAGCCCGTAATAAAAGGGTGTCCTGATATTTGATATGAACCAACGTTTCGCAAGCCAACGCCGTGACCTGGATAATTAACACCTGAATTAGCTTTCACCATTTTTCTATTCTCCTTGAGTTGTGTGTGTTTTTTGTTTTGTTTTAATTAGTTGCCCAATTGCTTAATCTTTTCTTTATGAAGTTTTTCTAGAACCTTTTTGCGGCGCGCCTTCTGACGCCTCTTTTTGACAGAGGGCTTTTCATAGCGCATGCGATCCCTACACTCATCAAGAATTTTGCTGTTCTTTACTTTTTTAATAAATCTTTTAATCATTGCGGCGGGATGCTCTCTTTTATCGCGCGGCTTTACTTCTATGTTAACTACTTTTCCCATGTTATATCCTTAAACTAATTTGCCCCATCTTGAGGCCCCCAGGGCCATAATTCCGGTAATATCTACGCCGGCGTCATTTGGATCGACACCAGCAAGGGCCCCTTGAGCTGGACCTTCGCTTGGAGCGCCGCCCTTTCGTAATGGTTCAACCCCTTCAAATATTTCACTTCCAAAGCCAGAGGCATCTAATAATTTTCTCTTTCTTTCCTTCAGCATTCTAGCTTTTTCTTCCTCCAACTCTGCGCGCTGCTGCTCTAACAGGGTGGATTGTTCACTTCTAGGGGGCGAAGCCTCTACCTGCTGAGTTGTGGATTCAGTTAATATTGGCCCAAACCCAGCCACAACCTCCGACACAACGCGAGAAAGCACACCTTCCTCCAGGAGGGCTTCCTTGACGCATTGTTTTACTAGGGGCTTTAATACTTTTTTTAATTCTGTTTTATCCATTTGTCACCTTGTAAAAATATCATTCAAAGCGCGATTAATTCTATCGCCCTTTGTAAAGATTTTTGATAATCCTTTTTCTAAATTCTCATACATGTTAATTTTTTGATCGAGAATATAAGCATTTGGTGCAGAAGGCTCACTCACAGCATCAAAACAAATTAGCTGTAAATCTTCCTGCACCATTTGTGCGCCTGAGCCACTAGGGCACGGTCCCAGCGAACCGAGCGCTCTAGAGGAAAAACCAAATTTAACGCCGCTATTATATAAACCCTCCAAGATTTGACCTGAAGGTGTTTTTAGGCACTGCACAACTCCAATTACATCGTCGCCTTCCCACCAAATTCTCACTACTTTGTGAGAGGCGTTTTTAAGGTTGATAACGCTATCATCGGGATGATCACATTCGCCAATTGCTCTTCCTTCGGCAACCATTTTAGCATAGTTTTCAATTTCTCTTTCTAAAACGCGGCGGCCATACACGCGGCCATTACCGTTTTGTACATCGCATTGTTGGAGCTTGGCGGGAAACAATAAGAATCCGTTATTTATGAGTTTTTTCTCACCCTCATTTAAAAGATCTTTGCAGCCTCGCTCATCACATTTTAATTCATAATATTCTCTTAAGAGTGCTTTTGACATTCTATTTTTTCCTTATTGCGGCCTCCAGCCGCACGATACAAGATCCGCTACAGCAACGGCGAACGGGCTGTAGTTTCCATTTTTTAATTGACATGACAGTCTCCCTCGTTTTTAAAAGTTATTTTAAAGCCAAAATCGTTAATTAAAACGCTTAACAAGTAACTAGTTCCGGAACTCAAAGATCCTAATATTAATCCATTTGCAAGATTATGCTCAAATGTAAATAGTTCCGTATAATCATTAATTCCAAACAAAAAAACGCCCACCCAAAAGCCCATACACATGGGGCAGTGAAACAGCTTACAGAAGCCCCCAAGGGCACTTTTGGGCGGTCGTATTTTATTAAAGATAGACCCAAACACTATGATTTGAGTCATGCCATATGCGGCTAAT